CTGCACACAATGTGTCAAGGTAATAAGGCAAATCGCGTACTATTTTTACAAGTACGAGCTACCCTATACAGATGAACAAGAACAAAAGGTTACAGCCGCGTTCGAAAGAACTGAGCTGGAACTTGCTGAAACTGATACCCTCCTTCCTACTCAGGAAGAAATGGTATCTTACACTACTGCTTGGCGTAATCGTAGGCTGCAAAAGCCTAGAACTGAAGACGGAGAAATTCCGGATTCATTTTCGCAGCACGTCCGGGTCAAACATGACCTGGATCGTGCAGCCCGACGCCGCTTGGAAGTAGCTCGCAGTGCGAGGTCACTCTTAACGAGTGTTTTCTCACACTTCGATCCATATGACATCCACCCTCGGCACGGACCCGGAGCTGTTTCTACTAAGGAACGGCTTTCGGAAAAGTACCTATGGGAGAATGTCTCGGATCGGATTACAGATGTCTACCCTTTCGACGCATACTTTTGCGCCTCACAGGGGCATGTCTGTGATAGTTTTGAGGATTTCTCCTCAATAACTGGTGTTTCTAATTCGGCCAAGGTTGTCCTTGTTCCGAAGGATTCGCGAGGGCCGCGCCTCATCTCGTGTGAACCAGTGGATAACCAGTGGATTCAACAGGGACTTGGGCGTGCCATTGTCAGAAGAGTGGAGTCTCACTTCCGCACCGAGTGCAGAGTGAACTTCACCTTGCAGGAACCCAACCGAAGAGCCGCCCTTATAGGGAGCGAATCGGGCAAGTACTCTACCTTAGACCTAAAAGAGGCCTCGGATAGAGTTTCACTGCAATTGGTTCGTCTGCTGTTCCCCGAGTACCTGGTTAGGTTCTTGGAGTGCTGCAGAAGTTTATCTACGGTGCTTCCAGATGGAAGAGTTATCAAACTACGGAAGTTTGCGCCAATGGAAAGTTGTTTATGCTTCCCTATCATGGCACTGACTATCTATAGTATACTCTACGCTGGAGCACCTGACACGGATACGCGCGAGCGTATTCTAGTGTACGGTGATGATGTGATCGTCCCAACGGCTTTCGCCGGAGACGCGATAGTGCTGCTTGAATTATTCGGTTTAAAAATTAACCGTGATAAGAGCTGCACGAGTGGATTCTTTCGTGAATCATGTGGCATGGATGCCTTCAAAGGCACCGACGTCACCCCTGTACGTATTCGTACAGTACTCGCACATCATCAATCGCCCGACGTCTTTGTTTCTTATATCGCACTTGCGAATGAGTTACATCGACGACAGTGCTATCGAAGCTACGAAAAAATCGTAGAGTGGTTGGTCTCCGTCTATGGACCAATCCCAGGCTATGACATGCATCTTGCATGCCCGAGCCTTCGAGTCGCACCGGACTTCAAACGACCTCTTCGCTCCAGGTACCACAAAGGCCTACAAAAGGTCCAATATAGTGTCTGGGACGTAAAGTCTCCTTCAGTACATCAGGAAATTAACGGGTGGTCCATGCTATT